ATTATATGGAGGGTAGTTAGACTCTTGATTGAAACTGAATACATTATCAAAGTAATCATTCATTCCAATACTGTTACGTGTGATCCTGTCCATTAACTGGTCCAAGTCCGCAGCATTATACTTCATGAGGTTTCCCATTGTACTTCTCCTTAACTAAGCGAGATTTGATTGTGTGGACCCCGAAGGCATCCGTACTTATTTATAACATAAAAACAAAAAAAGAGGACCGGTGAAAACCGAACCTCTTTATAGGGTTTCCGACTTTTGTAGAGACCGCACGAAAGGAGTCTCAATTTTATTTATTCTTTCTTCTGTTCAGGTTCTTCTACTTTATTCTTTTTGCCAATATTGTATTTTTGCTCTAGCACCCAATTATTTTTTTCTTTATAAGGAAGAACTTTAATTTGATTCAGAGGAGCAATATCTACAATGGTGTCTTCAAGTACAACACTTACGAGACCCCAATCAGTAAGCAAGCGAGTAATACGATTCCTACGTTGAACATCATTAACAGTAAGGTTAGCGTATTTGCCATCAAGAGCAAACAACTCCTTGAAATGCACGATATAATATTTACCTTGCTTATGTAAAATATGGCACGATTGGTAAAGTTTCTTTTCTTTACGAGATGCCACACCAATACGTGTGAGAGTTTCTCTTACCTTAAGGAAATCATCAGGAGCATTAAGTCTGACCTCAATCATTTTATCTTGAGACCAATTAACCTGAGGTTCAGAAGTCTGTGTCATTTTGTACCACCAGTGTCAAGTCGTTGTTTAATAAAGTCGATCTGTTCATTTGATAAAATCTTCAGGACCTGAGAGGCTTTCTCATTACTGTAACCATAGTATTGTTTAACACAATCTAAGTTTGTGACTTTATCCTTTCGGATCCAAGGAGAGAATCTCTTCCTTTTTCTCAAGATATTTATATAAAAATTATATTGCATGTCTTTGCTAAGGAAATGATACTTGTTCATTTCGTTAGCAAACATAATACAATCAAGATGACCAGCAAGACATTTATTGACAATATATGGTGGATATTGCTTTGCTAGATATGGGTCTTCGTCAAGAATATTATTCTTATTAAAGTTGATTGAGTTCAACCAGTCTTTCAGTTCCGGTTCCATAATTAAAATACAACAGTTACACCAACAATAGTAGCACCAGGATTGCGAGCAAGAGCAACCTCCTTAGCATCCTGATAATCTCTAGCAATCACCTCTTCTTTAAAGACTATTCCTGCTTTAAATAATGTTACTTGATGCTTCATAATTAAAAAGTAAAAGTTCCTTACGTTCTTTTTGTTCACGCATATATTCACCAACTGATCTCATAGTATATGTAAGATCAAACTCAGCAGCATCCCATCCAACAAACCTATCCTTCACTAACTGATCCGAGTTATAGGATACAAGCATATCCATTTTACTAGCAGCACATTTTGCAGCAAAGTCATCATGGTCAAACCCTTTGTGCATACTACCTTTCTTACCATATAGATTATCTTTGATATCATATGGAGGGTCTAGATAAACAAATGCATCAGAATCCTCTAATAACTCTTCATAAGAAAGATTTGTAATCTTCCAGTTTGAAATTAGTTCTGAATACCCAGGAAGTTTGTCAATGCCTCGCATCGAGAAGTTACTATTTGACGCTTGTTTAGAAAATGAACTGGATTCAGTGAGACCAGAAAAAGAACACTTGTTGACAATATAAAAACTGACAGCACGAACAAAACTAGATCTTTCAGGATCATTGACTTTTTCCTTTGAGAATAAAAATAAATCTTTTGCTCTATCTGGATTTAGATGTAGAGATTTGAGTTTTGCTAACTCATCTCTCAAAACGATGCCATTACTTTGAACTTGTGTCCAAAAGTTAACTAGAGGTTCATATAAATCATTTACCCATATATTTAAGCGAGGATATAGTTTAGACACATGGATTGCAACAGATCCTCCGCCAAGAAAAGGTTCACGGTATTCACCATAGTTATATAAATCAGGAAAATATGGATTCATTTTCCCACATGCTCTGGATTTACCTCCAGGATATCTCAAAGGTGTTTTGAACGATCTCATAGAATCAGTTTTTTGCTGGGTGTTTCAATGGTAGAGAAAATCTTAGTATAGTTATCTACAACTTCATCCCTAGCATCACAGATATAAACAATATACTTCTTATCAATTGTAAGAGTTGTTTCTTCTTTTTGAAGATATGACCATGGACCAAAACCAATTTGACCTTGAGCACTGGGCATTGCTACTAAAGGATTCTCAACCTCAATAGTATTCTCATCTTCATTGATTAGAGTGAAGATAACTTCTTCACCAGTGTTTGCACGAAAAACTTTTACATTCATTTTAATTAACCTTTGCTTTTACTTTAGTTTCATATGTTGCGACAAGAGCAAGTGCTTGCTTCTTATCTGTCCCACAAGGGGCGTTTTTTAAACAAATCAAAATCAGTTCATCATCAGTAATGGTAGGTTTAATTGTAAACCCCCACTTATCAACTTCACCTTCTACAGGTGCTTCGCATGGATCGAATTCATGTGGCATTATGCAACACCCTGAGGGAAACTATCAATCTCTGTCAATTCATAATCCCAATCTTCCATAACAATATTAGCATAGAGACGATCAGAAAGCATTTCTAATTCCTTCTCAGCATACTCTCTGGTCGGTGCTTCCAACCAAACATCAATGACCTTACCAAGTCTAAGTTTCTTGATGTCTAACTCAGACAATCGCTTACAGGCATCTCTCACAGCATTGCCTGGTGAGTCATCCACCTGTGACCTCAGACGGATGAATACTAGTGCTTTAAACTTCATTTGAATTCACACTCCATACATTATAGTTATAATGAAAATATGCATTGGCAACCATACCAGACATAGACAACCAATAGACCATAATAAGGGCCATACCGATTTTAGTTGGAATACTTGTCATTTTAATTCACACTCCAGTAAAAATTCCAACTATCGTTCCTTTAGGAGGACCATTTTTGGGTTTATTTAACCTTGTGAATCCATCCTCCTTCACTTTCTTGTATTCTCTAATCGGACCTTCATTTTTAGTTTTTAGAGAAGGTTTTAATCTAACAGGACCTCTATTACTACTTTTCCAATTTAATTGACCCCTTACAGGACCTGGTTTGAGTTTAGTAACCTTTTGTTCATACTCAAAATCAATCTCTTCACATTTTACATATTCTAAGAAATTGTAACTTAAAAGATTGTCTGGTGGAATTTCATCCAAAACAGTGACATATTGATGATGAACATCGACTCTTAATTTACTATTAATTTCTCTGAGAGAACGATTGAGACTTGCTGCCCTTGAACCTATATTCGGAGAATCTTCTTTCCACACAGAGTCTCTAAAGTAGTATCTTATCTTTTTCATTTAAACTCACACTCCACCATAATCTCAGTCAAACACGCAAGCATATTTATTTCTTGATCGGCAACGAACGAACTTTGATATTGATACTTAGCAATAACAAGCACAGCAGCAGCAATCCCAGGACCTGCCAGGTGTGTATAAAGAGCATCGTAAATGCTACGCAAAAGTACAGTAGGATCATTGTCCAAATTATCAACGACCCACTTTCGCGTGGCGGGGAAATCTTTCTCCTTAAGGAACTTAAAAAGTTCAGTAGTCTTAACATTGCTGAAAGATGCGAGGATACCACTATCAATTTTACCACTGACAGAGTATCTTTGCAACTCGTTTAGTACTCGTCTCCAGTCAGGAAAGTGCTTATTGATTAACTCAGCAATGACTTTATCTTCATACTCAATCTTCTCCAGATCGAGTATGTCTTGAACTCTTTTGAAGAAGTGGGACGCAACTCCCTGTCTTTCTTTTCCCTTAATGGAGAACTCGATGACGGCACACCGACTATGAAGCGGTTGAATGATTTTGTTTTTGTAGTTGCAGGTGAAGATGAATCTGCAGTTACCAACAAACTCCTCAGTAAACGCCCGTAAGGCGAGTTGTACATCTGGGGTTGTGTTATCTGCCTCATCAATGATGACGACTTTGTGTCTTGCAGAAGACGAAAGCGATACGGTCGAAGCAAAGTTCTTCGCATTATTTCTGACGGTATCAAGGAATCGTCCTTCATCGGATCCGTTGATGACATAGTAGTCTGCTCCAAGTTCTTGGCATAGTGCTTTAGCGACAGTGGTCTTACCACATCCAGGTGGTCCTGAAAGTAAGAGATTAGGAACCTCTCCCTTTAATAAAAAATCTTTGAATGTCTTCTTGATATTATCAGGAAGTATACACTCTTCAATAGTCTTGGGTCGATATTTCTCAACCCATACAAATTCATCACGCATGTTCTTTTTTCACCAAAGTAAATGAACCATCATCATTAGGAATCCATTCTAGCATATCTCCCTCTTTCCATCCAGTCACTTCTAGTATTTCTGGAGTAAAGGTTAAGATTCCGTTTTTATCAACTGTCAAAGTAGTTTTCATTCTAAAGGACGAACAAATTCATTAGACACAATATCAGTTGCCTTCAATTGTTCTTTCATATATTCTACACCATTTTCAGGTATAGCGGTATCCCCACAAGTAAAGACATCACAAACTGCCATACCATTCTCTGGCCAAGTATGGATACTGAGATGACTCTCAGCAAGCATAGCAATTCCAGTCACACCTTGAGGATCAAACTTATGTACTGTTAAATCAAGCAATGTTGATTTACATTCTTTTGCTGCTTTATACAAGACCATTCGTATAAACTCTTTATCATCAAGTAAATCAAAAGGGCAACCTTTCAAAGTAAACAGAACATGTTTCATTATACCCAGTCAGGTTTACGATCAGGGATGCGAAGATAATTATCGCACACCCATGGTTTAGATGAAATATACATCTTATATTTGTCAAAGATGGATATTGAAGTATCTAACTTGAACTCATCAGGTCCAGCAAAGACAAAAGGTGTTGTATCCTTCCCACTGCGACCTTGTACATCTGCTGTGGGAAGTATCTCTTTTGCTGCTAGAAGAGTCTTCTGGCAGGTGTGAACCTTACCATAACGAGCAGTGTACTCATCACACATAGCAAGTCCATGAACAAGCAACCACTGCCAGTTAGTCACAAACTCATTCGCCCATTTAGTGCAGGGGTGATTACGAAAAGCACCCTTCTCAGTAGCATAGGGAGTACCGTCTGCTCTAGGAAGAGTGCCGAAGTTATGACCCCATTTGTCAGAGCATACAATAGCAAGCATCTGACAAGTCTCTAAAGGCATCTTGACAATATGTTTGTCAGGAAGAACCATAGCAGACTTGTGTGGACTAGGGTCAGTTACAAAAATGTTCATAACAATTTTGACAGAGAAATCGTCAATAGGAATACTAACATTATAACCACATCCCAAGACTTTGTGCGGACAAAGTAAGGAACTGAAATAAAATCAGCAATGAAATGAGCCATTACACCCATCATCACGTCAACATGAATAACAATAAAATAGGCAACAATCGCAAGAGAACTGCCTATTACTCTCATCCAAACATCAATTGAAGAACGAGTCAGGTTCAAGGGCAATGTAATACGTGACATCGACATTTTGATTACTGAACCGAGATAAAAGTTTTGACGAGACTACTACATCATAAGAACCCGGAACAATCTTCAGATTCTCTTCCTTAAAGTTAAAGATAAAATCATCTTCAGTTTCACCTACAATAATAGAGAAGTTATTAGAAGTATCATTCTTCTTATCACGAGCTACCATTTTGACGACACCATTCTCACCGATAGCAGAAATATCAGGAAGTTGATATACAGATGCTGCCTTCTTGAGTTTCTCAAGTTGTTGACTGCTCAATGTAAAGCACACATCCTCAGTTGGGAGAGAAATCTCTTTATCAGGAGGACAAGCAATCACTGAAGGATCAGCAAAGAAGTACTTAGAACGCATCTTACCTTCTTTGATAACAACAAAATCATTACTAGTAAAATCTAGTTCAGGATTATGGTGCAGTGAAAGTCCGTTGAGAAACTGATTAAGGTCATAGATTCCAAAGTCTTTGGAAAACTCTTCAACGATAGTTGCTTCAACCAAAATATTCTTCAGTACAGAAATAGAACGCAACTTACTACCCTGCTTAAACAGGATTGATGGATTGATTGTTGAAAAGTTCTTGAGAAGGTTGACAGTAGATTCGGATAGTTTCATGGTTTTTGATTTGAGTTTCATATCACTGAGGATAGGTTTCGCGGTTTGCGTTTTTATCGTTGAAATGCATTAGAAGAACAGCATAATGCAGAATCTTCATAATGTCACGACGGGCAGTTCCCTTCTTATCATATCGTGATGCATACTTAAGAATGTTGCTGCGACAGAATGCCTCACCATCACCACATGCTTCAATAAGATCAAGAGTCTGAATCTTATCAGAACCAGCAGAGTAGTGCTGTTGATATGTTCTACCAATGTATTCTTGTAACTCTTTAATGATTACATCTTCATCATACTTTCTTCTGTTATTAGTGGATGATGGACGAGCAGCAGGTGGATTAAAATCAAAACTAATAACGTCTTGCCCTCCCACTACTGTCGGTGTTGATTGTGCTGCTTGTGCTGCTCCAAAACTAATCGTATCTGAAGAATCACTTCCAGACATACCAGCAAGAATGTAGTCTCCAGCTCCCCAGAAAGATTGATAATCCTCCGATGATGCTTCACTTACTGAACTAAATGGATTTGCTCTGTTAATATCGTTTCTATCATACTCATAATAATGTTTTGACTTGATACCATCTTCGTATCGATCTTCAAAATTTTCACTCATTTTCAATTCCTCATAAAGTAAAGACCAGGCATTCATTCGGGGAGACATATTTACCTCCCCATATTATATCAAATATTAGAACCCCCGTCAATTACATAGATTTTATCGGTGTTCATCTGAAAGTCAACATCAACTTTATCATAAAGTTCCAAGAAAGATGCTTTGGTTTCTTCATCAAAACGATTTACACAAACTTGAATTGCTTTTGACTTATCACCAAAAATACTATAGGCACGAATGATGTGGACCAACCGACGAGTACTAATGACTTCTTCAATGCCCCCATCAAAGAATGTCTTACGAATGATGTCTGCCCAATCAACAAGGTTCTTACAGAACTTATTATCATCAATACCAAGATCTGAAGAGATGCCTTCTAAGATCTTCTGCTCGGTAGAAGGTGTTGGATAAGACTGTTCAAAGGTTACGCAGAAGCGTTCTAAGAATGCTTCATTGAGAACGTTAGTTCCAATAAAGCGACCGTCATCGCTGCCTTTACCTTTAGTATTTGCAGTTGCAATAACATTGAATCCCTCCATGGGTTTAACAAACAATCCAGTCTTCTTCAGGAAAACACCTTTACCTTCAAGAATAGATTGTAAGCAAAGAATTTTATTAGAAGCAAGGTCAACTTCATCTAAAAGCAACACAGCTCCACGTTCCAAAGCTTCGATGACAGGACCGTTATGCCAAACAGTTTCGCCATTAATAAGACGAAACCCACCAATAAGATCGTCTTCATCAGTTTCAATGGTAATGTTGACACGAATCAGTTCCCTCTTGAGTTGAGCACATGCTTGTTCAACACAGAAAGTTTTACCATTACCCGAAAGACCTGTGATAAACGTAGGATAGAATAAACCGGACTGAATAATCTTCTTAACATCACCAAACGTACCAAACTTGACGAAAGTATCATCTTTTTCAGGAATAAGAGTCTGTTCGATAGGAGGAGTAGAAGAAGGTGCTTGATATGATTGTTCCAGTTTTTCTTGAGCAGTGAGATTCCAGCGACCACGACCAGACTTATATGTATCAAGTTTTTTAGAAACCGTCTGATAAGTGCTCCCATTCATACTGCACCATGCACGAACATCAGCAGCAGTGATTGAATCACCATAAAGATTTTGAAGGGACGTAACGACGTATTCAGTAGAAAGAGCCATGTGCTTGGTTTGTTCAACAAAGATATTATAGGACAAAGGAGGTCAATTTCCCCCTCGTTTGGACAGTTTAATGGGTGGTCAGCAGACCAGATCCATGAACTGACTCAGCACTTTTTTATTTAGTGCTTTTGCTTTAAGATTCTTAACAAAGGCAGATTTGATTTTTGCCTTAGATGCTCCCTCATCAACATCAAAATCAGTATCCATATGAAGAGAACTTGTAAGGATACCGAAGTACTTAGTGTATCCAGAATCTTTAATGGTAAAAGATTTTTCTTTACGAATCATCTTTTC